GTAACAGTTGCTGAAGTTGGCGCTCAAGTGCTGTTGACTGACATGGCCGCTATGGGAGCCGGTAACCCTGCTGAAGAATTGGGAACAGTTCTTGGTAACGCTATCGCTACCAAAATGGACAAAGACATTATTGCTTTGTTTGATGGCTTAAGCACCTCTTTGGGCGGCACAACTACCGAGTTGACGGTTGCTTACCTGTTCCAAGCCGCTGCTACCCTGCGTGCTAACAAGGTAACGGGTCGAATATACGGTGTTTTCCATCCTTACCAGACCTATGCTTTAAAAGCTAACTTGACCAACACCATGGTTAACCCCAACGGTGGCGACTTGCAGAACGAAGCAATGCGCACAGGTTACGTGGCAACTATTGCTGGCATTGACATCTTTGAGTCAGCTAACGTAACCATCGATGGTTCTGGTGATGCAAAGGGCGCGATTTTCTCACAGCAAGCATTTGCCTTGGCTATGAAGCGCGACTTTGTTATTGAGCCACAGCGTGATGCATCAAACCGAGCTTTCGAGTTGAACGCTACTGCTATCTACGGTGTTGGCGAGTTGGACGACAGCTACGGCGTAGAGATGTACTTTGACTCTGGCCTGTAATTGAAACTACCCCTGCTCATATTGAGCGGGGGTATTTCTACTTAAGGACAAAGCAATGGCGTTTAGTCAAGACTCAGATTTAACAGCGTTGATTCCCGACATTTTGACTTATGGTGTCGTATCTTTTGCTGCTGACCACGCACGCGCACAGGCTGACATTGAGCGAGAGATTCGCAAGAAATGGTGGCCTAAGACCGGCTTTGCTGGCGAGCTAAACCCTTCACTACTGACAAGCGCACAGTGGAAAGACGCAAGCGTTTATCTAGTGCTTTGGAAGTACGCTTTGCCGCAGCTTACAAACTGGGTTGATGGCGACAGATTCCTGGCAATGCTTGATTTTTACAAGTCTCGATACTCTGAGGAAATAGACTCGGTTTTCAACGATGGCGTAGAGTACGACCAGGACGAAGATTCAACGATTACAGACATTGAGAAAGCGCCGGTTAACTTCGGTCGTATGTACCGATGAATGTAAAGATGGACATAGACTCAACCAGGTTGCAAGCCAACCTGAGGAAGTTGCAAAAATCCATCCCAGCAAAAGTAAAGCGCACGTTAATGCAGACCGCGCAATTCGGCACAACAATTATCCTAGACCGCACTGGAAAAGGCATTGGGTACAGTGGCAGGTTTAAGCCTTATGACGCTAAGTACAGAGCTTACAAGAGGCAAGGTTGGCCGGCTAGCAAAGCAGGCGCTCGCACTTACAGACCTTCGTTTGGTGGCGACAGTAGCGGGACGGTTAACTTAAACGTAACCGGCAAGATGCTAGGTTCAATACAAAGCAAGTACGTTAGCAATGGGGTGGCGCAGATTTACTTTAGCAGGGCGGCGGAGGCTAAGAAGGCGGCGTTTAACAACGACAAAAGGCCGTTCTTTGGGTTTAATCAAACTGAAAAAGCGCGACTCAGCAAGTTTTTCTTTAAGAGGCTGAAATGAGTAAACGCGAATCCATTGCAGCCAATTTGGTATCAACGTTGCTAGGCACGGCGGGAATAACTTTTGTGACCCGCGAGCCTTTTGACTTTGAGAAGCTATCAAATGCACAGTATCCAGCCATATTTGTTCAATCGTCTGGCGAAAGCAGAGACGACATTACTATTGGCGGCACAAATATCACCCGCGAGGGTACAATTGACTATTCGCTAATCGGTTACGTTAAAGGCACTGCAATAGACACTGCTAGAAACGAACTGGTTGAGTTGATTGAAGAATCATTGGACGCAGACAGGACGCGAGGAGGCCATGCGCTGGATTCTCAAATCGTTACCGTTGAGACTGATGAAGGCTCGATTGCCCCAGTAGGTGGGGTTTTCGTAACGGTTCGTGTTCTTTATAATTTTACCCGTGGGGCAACGTAAGCTCTACACACTGAAAGGCAAATCATGGCTACACATAAAGGCTCAGAAGGTTCGGTCGCAGTTGGCAGCGGCGCCATTGCTGAGGTTCGTTCTTTTTCAATTACAGAATCAGCAGACACCATTGAAGATACGACGATGGGCGATGCCGCACGCACTTACAAGCCCAGCTTGACTTCGTTTAGCGGCTCTGTAGAAGTGTTTTGGGATGAGACAGATACCAACGGCCAGGTTGCACTAACTGTTGGCTCTGAGATTACGTTTAACGTATACCCAGAAGGCTCAACCACTGGTGACTCTTACTTGACCGGCTCTGCAATCGTTACTAGCAAGACAATCAATTCGTCTGCTGACGGCATGGTTGAAGCGTCCATTTCCCTACAGGGTAATGGTGCGTTGACAACTGGCCTAGTATCTTAATGTCGCTAGGCCAAAGGTTAGCCGCAAAACGGCAAAACAACCGCAAGCAAATCGAGGTAGCCGAATGGGGTGATGATGCTCCATTGGTTGTCTACACTAGCGCTTTGACCTGTGCTGACGTTGACAAGCTACAACGCAAGCATAAGGACTTTATGGGCAACCCAACTATTGCAGCGATGGTTGATTTGCTTATCATGAAGGCCGAGGACAAAGACGGTGAAAAGCTGTTTACCCTGGAAGATAAGCCGTTCTTAATGCGCGAGCCTGTAATTCTCATTTCAACTATTGCTGGTCAAATGTTTAGCACTATTGAGACGGTTGACGAACTGGGAAACGACTAAAGGCAGACAGTTTGCGGTTCAACATGATTGGACTTGCAGACCGCCTGCACAAGACGATTCAAGAGATTGAGGAAATCCCAGTTACAGAGTTGAACGAGTGGCTTGCGTATTTCCAGCTAAAGGAAGAAAAAAATGGCGGCAAATGACGTAAACATTCGAATAAGAGCGATAGACGATACCGACAAAGGGTTTAGGTCTGTAAAAAGTTCTTTGGGTGGGCTTAAAAACGCCGTCTTTAGCGTTCAGGGCGCTATTGCTGGGATAATTGGTGGTGTAATTATAAAAGACACGATAGCGCTTGCAGATGCTTACACATCTGTTACCGCAAGACTTAGGTTGGTCTCTAGCAGTACGCAAGAATTTACAGCGGTTCAAAAAGAGCTATTTGCAACCGCTCAAAATACAAGGTCAAGTTTTGAACAAACTGTTGACCTTTATTCTTCATTACGCAGAAGCACAATAGACCTAGGTGTATCTCAGGAAAAACTTGTTGAATTAACTGGTGGTATTGGCAAGGCTTTAGCAATTTCTGGTGCTAAAGGCGCATCCGCAGAAGCCGCCTTGATTCAATTGGGACAGGGATTTGCCGCTGGCGCATTGCGAGGGCAGGAATTTATGTCCGTTGCAGAGCAGGCTCCAGCTATTCTCGATGTGCTTTCTAAGGGGCTAGGCAAAACTCGCGGCGAACTTAAAAAAATGGCTGACGAGGGTTTAATAACAACTACCGTATTTATTGAAGGTTTTACTGCTGGCTCAAAAAATTTAGAAAGGCAGTTCCAAACTTTGCCTGTGACTGTTGACGGGTCTATGACGCGAATTAAAAACGCATTTATGACAACCATTGGAAGCATAGACCAGTTGCTTGGCGCAACTTCAAAACTTGCTAAAGCATTTTCCTTTGTTGCTAAGGGTATTGAATTTCTTAATGTTGACGGTTTTAAGCGTATAACAGAACAGGCAACAAAGGCCAATTTAGATCTAATTGACGTTATTGGAATAAATTTGCGAGATGCTTTCAGTGGCGCAACAGAGTCATTAAAAATCTACAGAAAAGAGTTAGAGACACTAAGAAAAGGGCGAAGCATTTTAGATTTTTTAGGTTTTGATTTAACTAACTCAAACAAAGAAATTGATGATGTCCAAAAGAAGATAAACATCTTATTGATGCCAGAGAGAACTTCTAGCAGGGGTATGGGATTTGCAGACCCAAGGATAATCAAAAGCCCAGTAAAAGCCTCGCCATCCACGCAAGACAGCGGGGCAGTTAAAGCCGCAGCAGACTATGCCAAACAATTAGCATCTCAACGTGCAAAGTTAGCTAGCCTCATCACGGTTCAGGAAACCCGCGCCCGCAAAGGTATTGCTGAGATGCACCGACTGCGCGATGCTACCAACGAAAGTGGACAGGCTTTTAGGAACTCTTACGCAGAGGCTAAAAAGTTGCGTGATAACGTTGGTGGCGCTGAGATGATTGCCATTCGTGAGACTGTAGAGGCAATGAAAACGCCTTTAGAGCAGTTTGCAGATGGCATCAAGACCGTTGAGGACTCGATGCAGGACATAGCCCTTGGTGGACTTATGAAGTTAGAGGACGGCTTGGTTGGCCTTATAAATGGTACTAAGAGCGCGTCTGATGCTTTCCGAGACATGGCAAACAACATCATCAACGATATGATTCGCATGGTGATTCAACAAAGCATTACAGCGCCTTTGGCGGGGGCTTTAAGCGGTGCAATAAGTGGTATGTTTGGTGGCGCAGCGGCTCCTGCTTCTCCCAGGGCGATTGGTGGCTCGGTTCAGTCAGGCAGGACGCACCTGGTTGGCGAACGTGGGCCAGAGTTGTTCATACCATCGGCCAGCGGCTCAATTGTTCCAAACAATGCGATGGGTGGCAGTGGCATAACCGTGGTGCAAAACATAAATGTAAGCACTGGCGTACAACAGACCGTTCGCGCTGAGATAATGACCCTAATGCCTCAAATCTCAAACGCTGCTAAATCAGCAGTTGCAGAGGCAAGATTACGCGGCGGCTCATTCGGCGCTGCGATGAGGTAAATATGGCAATCTCTTATCCAGTCACTTTCCCAGCCTCAATTGGCGTCAGCTCAATAAACATTCGGGCTAAAACTGTTGTTGGCGTTAGTTCGTCACCCTTCACGGGGCAACAACAAGTCTATAAGCACCAAGGTCAATGGTGGGAGGCGGAGGTAAGCCTACCGCCAATGAAGCGAGACGAGGCCGAGCAAGTGGTTTCGTTTCTTATCAAGATGAATGGTCAATATGGCACTTTCCTGATGGGCGACTTTCTAAGCACAGCGCCCAGAGGCATTGGTACTGGCACGCCACTTGTAAACGGTGCAAGCCAGGCCGGTGATGAATTGGTCACTGATGGCTGGACTGTAGGCACAACGGGCATACTGAAAGCCGGTGATTGGATACAGCTAGGATCCGCTTCTACCTCTACATTGCACAAGGTTTTGGACGATGTAACCAGCGATGCGTCAGGAAATGCCACTCTAAACATATTCCCCAACCTACGTTCAGCGCCTGATGACAATGCAATAATCACAATCAGCAGTCCTAAAGGCCGGTGGCGCCTGGCCAGCAATGAGACGGACTACGCAATTGACAACGCCAGCATCTACGGCATGACCTTCGCCTGTATTGAAGCATTATGAGAGACATTACAGCAGGCGTACAGACAGCCATTGAACAAACAGAAGTTGCTCCAATACTTCTATTCGAAGGCTTGTTTTCTTCTGGCTATGTAAGGATTTGGTCAGGCTATGGCGATTTGTCTTATGGCGGCAACGTTTGGATTGGAGTTGGCTCGCTAGGTAGCGTCTCAGCAGTTCAGGAGACAGCAGAGGTTCAGGCCAACGGTATAACGGTCTCATTGACCGGCATTCCGTCTGAATTTATATCATTGGTGCTGAACGAATCAGAGCAAGGCAAGTCTGGCAAAGTCTTTATCGGCTTTATGGACGTAAACAACGCGCTGATTGCAGACCCTTATATGATGTTTGAGGGCAAGTTGGACATTCCAGCCATTGCCGAGGAGGGCGAAACATCTGTTGTAAGTATTACTTACGAATCACGCCTAATAAACCTGCAACGCCCACGCGAAAGTCGTTACACAAACGAAGAACAGCAGCACGAATATCCAAACGACCTTGGCTGTGAATATGTGCCAGCAATGAAAGAACTCACCCTTACCTGGGGTCGGGCATGAGGATAGAAGGGTGGGAGCGCATCCTGCAAAACAGGATTAACAACGTACAACCTTTTAAATGGGGTACTAACGACTGTTGTATGTTCGCTGTGAGCGTTGTAGAGGCAATTACAGGCGTTGACTATGGCATAGCCTACCGAGGCTACAAAACCAAGCGAGGAGCCGCCTCAAGGCTTTTAAAGGCAGGTGGCGTGGAGGCCATAGCAACCAATGCGCTTGGAGAGCCAAAACAAAGAAAAATGGCAATGCGTGGTGATGTAGTTTCTTTTATGTCTGAGCAAGAAGTGTCGCTTGGTATCTGCAATGGCGATAAAATAGCGGCAGTGTCTGACGATGGTCTGGTGTTGTTGCCGATGAGTCATGCATTAAAGGCTTGGAGCGTATAAATGGCAAAGGCAGTAAAAGCAGCGATAATTGTTGCGGCAGTCGCCACCGGCGTTGGTATGTTGGTCGCACCAGGACTTATTGCGGGAGCAGGCGCTATCGCTGGTTTTGCTGCTGGTACGGCTGGTGCTTACTTTGCAACTACCTTTGTATCAACACTAGTACTAGGCGCTGTTTCTAAAGCAATGGCAAAAACGCCAACAGGCGCATCCATTACCCAGCAAGACAAAACCGTAACATCGCGCCAGCCAATAGCTCCACACAACGTTATTTATGGCCGAACCCGCATAGGTGGCACGATTCTTTACATGGAATCAACCAATGCAAACAAATACTTACACGTTGTTGTTGCTATAGCGGGTCATGAAATAGACGAGGTTGAAAGATTCTATTTCAACGACGTAGAGGTCACGATTGACGGCTCTGGCAACGTAGAAGGAGGCCAATACAAAGACAAGGCGCGTATTCAATTCAAGCTCGGCACTGATGACCAAACCGCTTTTGCTGACTTGGTTGCGGAGTCTGACGGCAAATGGACTAACAACCATCGAGTGCGTGGTCGGGCTTTGGTTTATATGCGCCTTGAGTACGACCAAAACGTATTTATTAACGGCGTGCCCAACTTGTCTGTTGTTGTTCGTGGCAAAAAGGTTTACGACCCGCGAACAGAGACAACGGTCTGGTCTGCAAACCCAGCCTTATGCGTGACCGATTACTTAACCAATAACAAGTTCGGCATGGCGGCTGTTTATGCAGAAGAAATAGATGGGGAAGCCTTGATTGCGGCGGCCAACATTTGCGACGAAGATGTTGAGGTAGCAAATCCAATTGGATTGCCTGGGATGGGCGGTGTTTATGAAAACCGCTACGAGATGCATGGCTCTTTTGCCACATCAAGCCAGCCAGAGGACATAATCAATCAAATGGTATTCTCAATGGCAGGTCGATGCATTTGGTCTGGCGGCGTTTGGCGCATTTTGGCAGGTGCGTACTACACGCCAACGTTGACATTTGATGAAGGCGACTTGCGTGGCGGCATCAAGGTTCAGTCCCTAGTATCGCGCAGAGAGTCATTTAATGGGGTGAAGGGCGTCTTTGCCTCTAAAGACGACAACTACATACTGAGCGACTTTCCACCTATAACCTCAGCGGCTTTTGTTGCCAAAGACAACGGCGAAGAAAACCTAAAGTCAATTGAGTTGCCGTTTACCACCTCGGCGAGGATGGCGCAGCGCTTGGCCAAGATTGAGCTATTAAGGGCAAGACAGCAAATCACGGTTGCAATGCCAATGAAGCTGGTTGGTATGAAGGCCAACGTCGGTGACATTGTGCAAATCAACAACACACGGATGGGTTGGTCAAGCAAACCTTTTGAGGTTGTAAGTGCAAACATTGCTTTTGGAGAGACTGTTGGTGTTGACATTGATTTGCGCGAAGTCTCTACTGATGTGTACGACTGGTCTACCAGCGAAGAACAGACATACGACCC